GTACTTCCTTTATGGCTGCATCAATATCATCGATGCTTTTAAAACGTCCACCCGTCATGGATTCCAGCGTCCCGGTATCCGGATCTTGTGGATCGGTAGGTATTTTCTTTATTGGATCGGCTGGGTCAGTTGGCTTTGGGTCAACTGGATCAACCGGATCGGCAGGTTTCGGATCAACCGGATCGGCAGGCTTAGGGTCAACTGGATCAGTTGGCTTTGGGTCTACTGGGTCGGCGGGTTTCGGGTCAACTGGATCAACTGGATCAACCGGATCGTTAACAATATTCATTCCTCCTGCTGCTGCCATAGCGCTTGCTATGGGATCATTTGGTTCTGGCATAGTCTTAAATTTAAGTTTTGATAATTAAATCGGATACAAAGATACGAATAAAAATCCACATCTCCAAATTATTTAGAATAATTCTTAATAATATTTTTTATTATAACTAGCTCTTCTGTTCGTTATTAACCTGAGCCACATCAACTTTTCCTTCATTTAGAGCTGCAATCTCTCTCATTTTCCTGATATGCTCACTTTGAGCAAACTGTTCTTTGAGCTTATACTCAACAGCCATTGTCTCTGTCTCAAACTGCATATCCAGTTGCTTAGATTGCATGGCCGCTTCATGATTCTGTTGAATGGAAAGCTGGGCTTGCTGGGCGTTGAATTGAGTGTTAGCCGCTGCTTCAGCTTTACGATCCTCGGCGTATTTCTTTCTACGGAGAGTAAGCAGCTGGTTAGCAAGCTTCACGTTCTTAACATCGCGTATCATCTGAGCATCCTCGATACGTAACTCCTTCTCAGTCAATGATGCCTGTATGTTGTTCTCAAGATGAGCTTTATCCTCTTCGTTCGGCTCAACCTCAATCATCAGTCCGAATTCATGAATACTAACGTCACGCGTTACCTCTATTGCGGTCATATTCATCTCTCCGATGGCATGAACGTAGCCTTGGTATGGCTTATTGTATTTCACCAAGTCCTGAATCATAAGGATCGTAGACTCGGATGTGCGCCTCATTATATTAAGGTATGCATCATTAATTGATCTTGTGGCATTATTTGACGCAAGAAGATTCAGCTTCGCAACGCCGACCACAGAATCCTTACTTGGCACAGCACCGTCCCTCGCCTCATTGACTCCGGATACATCTCTCATTTGCTGTAGATACTGGTTGTATAAGCCTAGCATCTCTCCAAGGGAGCGGCCTACTCCACCCTCAAGCTCTGTAATAGGACGGGCACTCGAAGGGGCACCGTCATCATCCAGAACCCTGTAGTAGTAGTTACCAGTTTGATCGTAGATTTCCTGTAACTCAAGCGGCTTGAACGTCTGTCCTTTTCCTTTTGGTACATTTTCCAATGATCCAACCTCAAGAGCCATACCCTTTGGACGGGCTTTAGCAACAAGATGCTGTAACTTCAGATGCACAAGCTGTATCTGGTTTGCGAATGGAATCATGCGCTCAGTAAGCGATTGATTTCTCATAAAGTCCAGATCCGGAGCGTAGATTATATAATCCAGTTTCGTTTTGTGAAGTGCAGATTTAGCGCGTACCTGATTCTTCGCCTTATCATAATCATATATGATTTCGGTTCCGATGATATGCTTGCCTACGTATTTACATTCGTAGTCAGTTACTATTATTTCTCTCTTATACTTACTTTTCTTGGGAGCTTCGTATCCTTCTTTACGCTTGTTAACTGAATACCCGCCAAATTTATTATACTTCTTTTCGTGGGTAATAGAGTTAGGCACAATGAACTGAGCGTCAAGCACATCTACAAGGAAACTGTCGTATTCGTAATATTCATACCCGTTGCTCATTATCGGAACGGTTCTGAACTTCTTGGCATTACCATGCTTCCCAGCGTAATTATAGGCTATCCTCTGATACTCTTCCTCTTCAATCTGCGCTCCAGCCTCGGCCTTCAGCGATGATAGTGGAATGCGCTTTACTTCCCCGGCATGGGTAATCTTGGTAAAATCGTTATCGTCCGAATAGGTAGTCACAAGATACATGGGATCGACGTACCTGATTATAACGCCCCTATGGTCGAGTTCGGTCTTTACGGCACCAGTACCAATCACAACCAAGTCACGGATCACGCGCTTAGCGATCTCCTTCCAATCATTGATTGTCATTGCGAGTTTAACTCCTTGCTCTATAGCTATCTCCGCCGCCTGTTTATAGGTAAGCTGCATGTATAGCTCAAGGTCATCACGGTCAGCAGGCTCGTAACTAGAGTCCTTAGAAAGCGGAAGACCAGACATTGCTTCGATTTCCGCGAAGAAATCCTTCATGAGCATTCTGGTTTTCATCTTCAGTTCGTCTTCCTTTCTCTTATCCACAGCAATCGGATCGATTGCAGTAGCCTTGACATGGTAGTCAGCGTTTGTCAGGCTGTTCACTACGATATCAACAAACTTAGGAAGGATAGGGACGATTGACCAATCGAGATTGATGTAAGACTGATCTCCCTGCACTGCCAGTAAGTCCTTGTATTGTTGGACGTTCTGTTTTCCGCCAGCGTAATCTCGTGCAGTTTGCCATCTTAATCTTCTCGACTCAAGCAGGACGTTGTTCTCTCCTGCCCAATCTTGGTACATTGATCTGAAATACTTTAAGCCGTATTCGTGCGTTGATTTTTCCGCCTCGGTTGCAAGCGGGTTTGGGTAACCGTGGTTGTTTTCCATGTTTAACTCGTTCTAACTGATCGTTTTCCTGAATTGTTAAATGTCCTTACTAATTGGAAGTCATCTGCGACCTCCTCTGTTTTTCTCACGGCTTTCTGTGTCGCAAGAAGTGCAAGTCCGGCTGCTACTGTGGCATCGTATTTCTGCCAATCTCCAGCTTCAAATAAGAGTAAGTCATCAACTAATTCATTAAAGAACATAGTGCCGCCTTCTCCGGACTCTAAATCGTAACCGCAACAGTCAACAACGTATTTCTCTAAGTTGTTGATTAGCCCGTCCCTAACAACATCTCCTGATGTAGGGATACCGAGCGAAGTTTGGCGCTTACTCGATTGGGTGTGTGTTGATTCCGGACGCTTCATAAGATAGTGCTTATAGCCTTTCTCTTCGATCCAGTTGATCATACCGATCTTGTTATTCTCAACAAGTATCTGGCACCCGTAAAATATACACTGCCTTAAAATATCTTCGTAAAACTCAAATACAGTCGGTGGCCTGTGAATGTACTGGCACACAAACTGATATGTTCCCTCTACTGCTGGATTGTAAGTCCTAAAAACATATGACGCCCCCTTTGAACCCCTTGGGTCTGTTGTCTTCGAGTGGTCATAAGGGTCAGCGCCAGCAACAGTAGTTGTTATATTTCCGGGCACTAACCTACCCATTCTATCCGCGCTAAGCGAATTCTGCTGTTCCAGCGGTGGAACCCAAGTCATCTTCCACCTTCCTGTTCTCGACGGAATAAATTCCACTTCACTTCCAAATCCATTCTTCCAGATGAAATTTCCCTGAGTAATAAGCCTTCCGGCGTACAGATCATTCCATTCTCTCTGCTGGTATAGACGCTCAGCGTCAAATGAGCAGTTATTTGTCTCAACCCTAAACGCCTCTTTAGGAGTCCAAGGAAATTGCCTTTTGTGCTCGGCAAGCTTGTTTGTATCGTGAGCCAGTGAATCCCTGATGTTCTGTAGGAACTCCTTAGCGCCTATTGTAACCCATTGACCGTTAATTCCCATTACGGGCTTCTTCGGTGTTTCAATAATCGAGTTACCGTACTCGTCAATAAATACTTCATTTGCCATTTCAAGGCCGTCGTACGCAGGGGTGAAGTATCTGTACAGACCTTCTATTGTGCGGTCGTTCGCTGGCCTCTGGTTTGGATCACTTCCGTCCCATAGCTCCTTGAAGTTGGCGCCACCCTTCCGGGTCATTTCGTTAACCGTAGACGGGAAGAAAGCCTTGCCCAATACACGGTTCGATAGAGTTGGCTTAACAACTTGCCAATTCTTTATGACATTAGCCTCTTCCCACTTCCCACCTTCATCACAGACGAATTTCGCCAGCTTGTAGGAGTCAAAACTATTCTCCGCCGTGTTGCCCCACTCAACCTTACTCTCCAGAGCGTCAGACATTTGCACGGTTCGAGTCGATTTTGTGATGCGCTCTCCCGGCTTATCGAATTCCAGAACGGTCTTCGGGTTGTCGGTTCCGGCGATCATCGGCTGATAGAAAGCTGGTAGTGAGCGGAACATCTTCACGAGCTTGTAGAAGAATTCCTTGGCATCCTTACCCGTCTTACTTAGCAGACCTCCATTCGCATTACGGGTTCTGGTGACGTATTCAAGAGTTATAGCGGCACCCTTATATGTAGCGCCCTCTCTCCTGTGCTTCACCATAATCATCCCGTAACACTTTGGGTCAACTACGCATGCTTGCCAGTATGTAAAGAACCTCCTGTCTCTGTCCCTGTATTCCGGATATCCAATGTCAATCTTACACCACTGGATATAAAAATAATGAAGTCCCGTAATATAAACCGGGACTCCGTTGTTCATGAACCAGACACCGTTAAGGCGTCTATCGGCATCAGCCTCTATCCAATCAATCTCTTCGTCCGTATACTCTTCCTGTGGTTTATCCATTCGGAAACCTTCAGGAAATTCTAGCCTTTCCCACTTCTGATTCTTCTTCACTTTATTGGAGAAGAGAATCTTAGACTTAGCTGCCTTCTTTGGTAACGTAATATCAATATCTGATATACGCTCTACAGCACCCTTGTTCTTTGAGAATAAGGATATGGAATAAAGTAAATTAGCTTGAGTCTCTTGAAGTGAATTCATAAGCTACAAAGATACGAAAAAATATTGACATTTGCAAGTTAGCCTGCCATTTTTTCAGCAAACCCACCTTTAAAGACTGACTTTTTGACAGCATCCTTAGCGTCCTCGGACATATCGCCCAAGTCATTCAGCATCTTACGGATCTCACCCATGATGTATCTGGCGTCCTCAAAACACTCACGCTTGGCTTTAACGGCATTCCTTTCCTTATCGTCCAGAAGCCGTGAATCTATTGGCTTCCTAACAACCTCAAGTAAAGTGATTAATGCCTCTTTTGCGGAGATCAGGAGTTCATAGTCGAAGTCCTCATACACCCGGAAGAACCTTGTGAGCATATCACCGATCATCGGGTTCTCATTCGTAAGAATCTTAGCATGAAATTTCTTTGGAACTTTTGCTTTCTTGAGTGCAAGACCTTTCCTTTCAAGCATATCCTTAATGTCAGAGAACTCCGAATCAGGTGAATATGTAAGTATTAAGTAGCTGAAAGCCACCTTAGTATCGAAAACGAAGTTCGGCTCAACGTTCATAGGCTCACCCGCTTCGTTCTCTCCTGCATTTTCCGTATGCCTTTCCAATATAGCTTGGTAGTCGAACTCCGGATACTTAAGTAGTTCAGTGTAATCCATTAGACTTTTATTTTCTGATCAGGATCAACGGTGCAGATGATATCTTGAAGCTCCATCCGGTAGTAAACTTTTCCGTCAACCAGTATTTCATATTCGCAATTCTTATTAAATAGGACGCGATCTCCATCTTCGAGTCCTCCATCCTTCGCCTTGTCGCTAAGAAGCCTCGCAACACCAATCCGATCCGCATTATCGCTCTCATTTTTGGTCGATAGTCTTAAACCGGATTCAGTTCGTGTCATTCCGAGTTCCCCGTAGGTAATAGGCTCTACAAGGATAAACGTTCCAAGTGTCTCCAAATTATCTCCTCTCTTTCTA